TCGCCTGCCCGGACAGCCACGACGGGCGGGTGGGCAGCACCGACCGGGACAGGGCGCGGCGGGTCTGCCTGAGGAGGATGGCGGGGACGGCCTTCTCCTTGCCGATCCTGCTGTGAAGGTGGAGGCGTTCGGCGACCTGCTTGGGCACGACCGCGAACTTCCCGAGCCCGGCGTCGATGACCTGGTACTGCACGGGGACGGGTTCATTGCGGTACTTGCGGCCGGCGGGGTCCTCGAGCAGTCCGCCGTGGCCGCGCGGGATCGTCTGCCCCTTCGCGTTGAGGTGTTCGGCGACGACGCGCGCTTCCTCCTGGGTGTCGAAGCGGGTGGCCTTGGTGCCACCTTCGACGATCTTGCCGCCCTGGACGCGGGCGGTCGCCCCGAACTCCTTGGCGATCTCGACGGCTTGCTGCGCCTGGGCGGAGGATGCGGCCTTGTCCTCCATCTCGGCGAGGAACGCCTTGCGGTCCTGTTTCGGACGGTTCTTGGCTTCCTTGTCGGCGGCGCGCATGACCGCGTTGTGGACGCGGTCGGCGTGCTTCTGGCCGCCGGCGAACGCCTCGTCCACGCGGGTGTTGATCTGCCGGGCGGTGACCGTCGGCCTGCTCGATGGGGTGGGCGGCGGTGTCTCGTCGTGGCGGGGGCGGCGCTTGAGCTTCTGATCGGTGATCAGCTTGCGCTGCAACGCGTGATTCTTGTCGAGGGCGTCCCACAGGTGCGCCGGGACGTTCGCGAGGTCCTTGTGCTCGTTGAACCGGGCGGTGAGCCGGTTGCCCTCATGGATCGCGCCCTGCAGCTCAGTGTCGGCGCCGGGCGGCACATGGATGGGGGTCGGCCGCTTCGCGCGCCCCGGCGTCACAGCACGGGCGGCCGTCTTGCGGTCCGCTCGGGTCTGCAGCAGGTTGCGTCCGGCGGACCGGCTCTTGAGCCTGGGTTCGCTCAGGGCGGTCCCCTCGAGCACGGCGGCGTCACGTCGCAGTGTCTGCTTCCCCGCGAGCCGGGCGACCCGGCCGGCGGCGAGCCCGGGGGCCCGGGCGACGGGGGAGAACATGAGCGCCGTCGTGACGGGGTGTTCCTGGACGAAGTCGAACTTGCCGTGGCTGGCCTGGCTGATGACGGTGCCGTACGGCTTGGCGAGCTCCTCGGCCGCCTTCTTCGGGTGCTTGGCGGTGTCGACCGCGATCTTGGCGAGCGCTGAGGGTGAGGTGACGGCGAGCTCGGCGGCGTCCTTGGGGATGTTCTTGATGACCTTCGGCAGCGCGGTCTTGTCGAGGCCCTTGGTGGCGAGCGGCCCCGCGACCTTGATGACGGCGCCGACGCTCGGCATGTTCGCGATGGAGCCCTGCTTGCGGACCATCTCGGCGGTGACGGCCGGGCCGAGGTCCTCGCCTTTGGGCGAGATGGTTCGTCCTCCGAGCCGGACGGTTCCGGGGGCGTAGTGCAGGCCGCCTTTCTCGTTGGCGACTCCGCCGATCTGGTCGCCGGCGAGACGGTCGTATGCCTGCTGCGCCCTGGTGATCGCCTGCTTTCCCGCGACCCGGGATTGGTGGGCGTGGAGGATGGTGAGGTCGGCTTCGGTTGCCTTGCCCTGCTCGTTGCGTTTCGCGGCGCCGGCGAGATGTCCGCGCTTGCCCGCGCCGGACAGCTGGTCGTAGGCGGCGACGGTGAGCCCCCGCTGCTGCCTGGGGGTGGCGACGGGCTTGCCCGCCCGCGTGGATGTGAGTGGCCGGGCGGCGAGTGGCCGGGCCTGCGGGCTGGGGGTGCGGACGGTCTGCGGGCGGACGGGGCGTCCGGGTCCTTCGTCGAGCGCCTGCGCGTTCTGTGTCTGCCGTTGGACGCGTTGCGCCTGACGCTGTGCCTGCTGTTGGGTGCGGGCGGCCTTGCTGACGGCCTTGCCCTGCGACACATAGGCCTGCGCGTTCTGCGCGGACGGCTTGGGTTTCGTGGGGGGCGCGGGCTTGCGTCGCGGCTTCGTGCCCTTGGGGGGCTCGGAGGGAGGCATCTACCGGGTTCCTGTCGCTCCCACGCCCGGGATGAGCGCGCCGGCTGTCGGCTTGGCCTTCACGGCGCTGGGGATCCCGAGCTTCGCGACGGCGTACCCGGCCTTGTGGAGGCGATCGGCGGTGCCGGGCTGGATGCCGCCGTACTGGGCGATGTCCATTGCTACCCGGACGAACAGCGGGTTCTGTTTCGGGACGGCGGCCCGCTTGGAGCCGTCCTTGTTCTTGCCGACGGGCTGCCCGGTGGAGAGCAGCTGCCCGATCTGGGCGAGCGACACGGGCTTGCCCTTCGCGTCCTTGGTGTTCTTGAGACGGTTCACCCATGTCTGCGCCTGCGAGATGGCGGTCTTGGCGCTGTTGAGGCCCTCGGTGGACGCCGGCTTGACGCCATATTTGTTGTAGAAGTCGCGTTCGTACTTCGTGGCGGGCAGGACGTCCTTGCCCTTGGGGCCCTTGCCCTTGTTGTAGTCGTCGACGATCTTCCGGCGCTCGCTGTCCGGCAGCGCCGCGATCTCCGACTTCTTCTTGCCGGCGAACGGGCCGGACGTGTAGATCGTGTCGCTGCCGCCGCTCGAGGACTTCTTCGCGGCGGTGATGATCTTGTTGCGGGCGGTCGGCCCGAGCATCGCCCACTGGTGCGCCGTGTACCCGTACTTCGCCGCCGTGGACGCCGAAGCGGTGGCGCTCGTCTTCGCGGCCGCGGTCGCCGGATCGTTCGCCTGAGCCTTCGTCGCCGCGTTCGTCGCCGCGATCGTCTGGTTGCCGGTCAAGGTCTGCTGGGCCAGGACGTTCTTGAACTCGTCCTGACGCCGCGTGTCGCGGAACTGCTGGTTGTACTGGCCCTCTTCGGTCTTCAGGTCCGTGATGTTCTTGCCGACGTCCCGCGTCCTGCCGGCCGCCTGGGCGAGCGCCGACAGCTTCTGGCCCGGGGCGACGACGTTCGCGAGGGCGTCCGCGTACGTGTTCGCTGACGCGCCCTGCGAGGCCTGCTGCGCCTGGAAGGAACCGACAAGTGCCTGACGCACGGCGAGGGCCTGGTTGGCGAGGTCACCGAGCTGGCCTGCCTGAGCGACGCCTTGCTGAGCGGCGCCCTGATCAGCCTGGGCCTGCATCTGGGTGGCCTGCTGCTGACCGAGCCCGGTGATGCCCTGGGCGGTTTGAGCGAGAGCGGCCTGCGCTCCCTGCTGGTAGGCAGCGATGTTCGCCACATGCTGCTGTCGAGCGGCGATGTACTGGTCGTAGTAGGAGCCGGTGTCCCGCTGCGTCTGCTGCGCAACCCCGAGCTGCTGACCGAGAGCACGCTCCTGCGGGCCGTACCTGACATCCGTGGCGGCCTGGGCGGCATGGGAGAGGTCGCGTTCCGTCGTCGCGGAGCCTTGAACGATGGGGGCGTTCAGCCTCGCGTTCATGGTGCGCTGCTGCGCCTGCCCAGCCGGGAGGTACTTGGGGTCGAGCTTCGCCCGGAGGCCCGGGTTCTTGAGGGCTCGCTTGAGGAACGCCCGGTCCTTCGCAGCTCGGGCGTTGATGCGGTCAGCGCTTGGGCTTGGCATGTTTCCTCTGGAACTCGCTGATCATGCGCTCGCGGGTGATGCTCGAGCGGGTGCCCGTCCGGCCCTTGTGCTTGGGGGCGTGGGGGGGCAGCTTGCCCTTGTTGTCGAAGCCGTGACGCTTCACCCAGTCGTGGCCGAACTTCGCGTTGAGGTAGGCGCGTTGGGCCTGCGACCGGGCGGGCATCAGTACTTCGCCCGCTTGCTCGGCTTGTAGGACGCGACCGTGCCCTGCTTCTGCGGCCGGAACGACGCCTTGCCCGTCGGGCTCGGAAACCCCGTGTTCACCCGGCCCGCCTTGTCCGGCCTGCGGTTGCTCTTGTTGCGGTTCATGAACGTGCGGATCAGCCGCTCACGGTTCCCGCCGATGCCTGCCATCAGATCCTCCCGATTCGTGCGCCGGTAAGCCTTGCCCTGCGCCGCAGCGCCGCCGCCACATTCGACCTCGCCACGGGCGCAGCCGCAGGTGTGCCCGCAGAGGCCGCTCCCCTCGCTCCTGGGGCGCTGAGCTGCCCTGTCGCGGGGTCATACAAGGGGTTGCTCTGAAAACGCCCCACACGGTCCCCGTACGCCTGGCCGGCGGCGATCTCGTAGTTCGTGCCGGCTTCCTTGCCCGCCTGCGTGTTCTTCGCCAGGAACGCAGCGACCGACTTCTGCAACTGGTCGTTGCCCTGGAGCTCGTTGCGGTTCACGAGATCCTGCGCGTTCTGGAACGCCCCCGAGTACATCTGGCCGCCCGACGCCATCGTCTGGCCCGTCGACCGGCGGCTGGTGTCGTAGCTCTTCTTCAGCAGCGACGCCTGGCTGAACGGGTTGTTCGGGTCGACGGCCAGCGTGCCGTTCGGGCCCTCGGTGAACCCGTAGCTGCTCAGGCCCTGCTGGCGGTTGGCGGTGATGCCCGCCAGGCCCTCGTCGCGCTGACGCTGAAGCAGAGCGACCGACTGGTCATACGAGGCGTCCGGGGGCAGGTTGCTGATGTCGTACTGCGGGGCCACCGCAGCCGCCGGGACAGCAGGCCCAGCAGGCGCCGACGCAGTGGGGGAGCCGGCCGAGGCCGGGAGACGCGCCCCGTTCCACGGCCCGAACACCTGCGCCAGCGACGGCTGCCGGATACCGCGCCCCGTGGTGGGCTGCTGCGTACGACTCACGACCCGCGGGGCGGTGGCCCGGTAGTTGCGAACCGTCGGCGTCGAGGACGGGCGGCGAGGAGGAGTCGGGCGGCGGGTCGCCATCAGCGCTTCTTTCTCATGGGTCGAACCTTCGCCACACGGACGCGAGCGGCGGACACGGCAGGCGCGACGGGCACCTTCGGACGGCGGAGGGCAGCCCCGAGCGCTGCCGGGTCGAGGCTCGTGTCCCACACCCAGCCGGGGGCCTGCGTGACCGCGCCTGGCACCATGCCGCCCTCAGCGTTCACGGCCGGTGGCGCCTGCACCATCGGCCGCTGGGTGGGCGCGATCTGGTAACTGAGGAACTGCCGTGCCCCTGCCTGCTGCGCCAGGCGATACGCCCGAGCCATACGAGCCACACGCTCGGGGTCTGAGAGCTTGCCACCGCGGAAGTACCCCATCTCCGTGAGATAAAGGGGAGCTGCGGACCCTTTCGCGGTCTGCAGCTTGCCCTGGCGCTTGTAGCGCGCCAGCGTGGCCTGGAGGTCCGGCAGGTTGTCGATATCCCAAGTGTTACGCCCGGCGGCGGGCGCCCCGCTGATCGACTTGTCGTACGGGTGATAGGCGAACCCGGCGGTCTTCAGCGACTTGCCTCCGAACAGCCCGCGGAGGAAGTCGCGGGAGTCGTTGTTGGCGGTGAGCTCGCCCATCAAGACCTGCGCGGTCGGGTCCGCTGCCTTCACGCCCGCATAGCCGCCGCGGTATGTCCCGCGGTACGCCCGCCCGCCGGCAAGCGCCCCGTTGTTGTTGGCGGCGAGGAACGTCGGCAAGTTCATCTCGTTGCCGATGCTGTACCGGCCGACCCTGCCCTTGAAGTGCCGGGCGACCTCGTTGGCGAACGCCTGCCACTGCCTCGGGTTGTTGTTGGCCGCGCTCAGGGTGCTGTCGGCTCCCGCCATGTACCCCGGGGTCGACATCAGCGTGATCTGCGGCGCGATACCGGCGGCCCGGAGCGCGTTGACTTCCTGGTCGATCTTGCCGTATCCCTCGCCCTTGACCTTCCCGTAGATCACGTTGATGCGAGCGTTCTTGGCCCCGGCCCGGCGCATCCTGGCGATGAGGGCGGCAGCGTTCGGTCCCTGTAGGGCCGTGTCGTCCTGGAAGCCGAGAGCTGGAGGAGCGGGACGGGCCATCAGTATTCATAGCCGACGATGGTCAAGCCGAGCGAAGTCGTGTTCGCGAAGGTGAGCCAGGTGAACGTGATCTGCTGTCCGGCCGGCACCTCGAGTCCGTCGGGGATGGCGAACGACTGCTCGCGAAGGGTTCCCGACGCCCCGGTCGCGGCTTCTATCCCGAGCGTCGTCCCCCAGATCACCGGGCTCGTGTTCGCGACCGACGCAGCCTGACGTATGCGGAAGAATCCCTGCGTGAGAGCGACGGCTGTGAGCTGCAGGTACGCAGTCACCGCCTGTATCCGCAGTGTCTTGCCCGTGCTGACCGTGTAGGAGCTCGCGGCGGTCAACGCGGTCGCGTTCCTCGTCCCGATGCTGAAGTTCGTCAGCGCGGATTCCACGGACGCTGTGCCCGCCGCCTGCGCCCACTGCAAGAACACCTGCTGGCGGCCGACGTCCTTGCGCATCACGCTCGAGACGAACGGCGCGATGCCGCCGGCGACCACGCCGACACGGACAACGACGTTTCCCGTGCCGGTGATGACCGTGGAGAGGCGAGCACGGACCTGGGTCATGGCGTCCACGCTGACTGCCCACATGCGGTTCAACTGTGCGCCTCCGGACGCAAGGGACACCGCGTTCTCCTGCAGGGCGTTGTCGACCCTGACCGCTCCCGCCGGATAGTAAGTGGTGCCCGCGTCGTCGGACACCTCGATCGTGATCACGCCCGCAGTAACCGTGGACGGCACCTGGATGCTGACGGTCGCGGTCCCGTACCCGGTCGTCGCGACCGTGACTGCCGTGTTGGTGCCGGTCGCGGAGGTCCAGGTGGCGTTGGTGCTGGCGGGCTGGTCCTGCTTCTCGGTAATCGTCGGCGGAGCCGGGATACTGACCGGCCACGCGTTCGCCGCCGGCGCCGGCAGCCCCTGGTTGACCTTGGACGGCGTGAGCGTCATCAGGCTGTCTCCACACCGCTCACGGTGAGGGTCAGGGCGCTCGCCGTTCCGGAGAACGCCTGGATGACTTCGGCGGCGGCCATCACGATCGCGCCCGACCAGTCGAGCACGTCGTTCGCGGCCACGCTGAACGCCATGAACAGCCGCTTCCCGGCGCCGTCGGTGCCGATGCTCATCGTCAGCGTCGCCGCCGTACCGGTCTCGTTGCAGACGTGAATGTTGCGTAGGACGGTGGTCGTCGAGGCTGGGACCGTGTAGACGGTGGCAGCGGATCCGGTAAGCAGCGCGGGCCCCATGAGCCGTTTGGCGGTATCGGTCGCCATCTCAGTCCGTCATCCACCGCAGCCGGGTAGCGAACGTATCCGCCGTTCCACCCCCGCCTGCCGCTGCGTTGATTGTCACGTCCACGCGTTCGCTGCCGGCGTTGTCCGCGACCGTCATCGTGACGTTCGTGCCTTCGATCAGGTTCAGCCCGCGGCGAGTACCGATGAGCGTCCCGGCCTTCGAGATGTTGTGACGGGCGGTCGCGTCGAGGTTGCCGGTCAGCGCATCGCTGTTGCCGGACTGATGCGTCGACTGATGCGCCGTCGGCGTCCGGGCGTCGCTGAGCCTGCTGTCGTTGCCTGCCGCTGCCTGCTGCGCCCCCGTCCCAAGTGTCCGCAATGAGCCCGTGGCGGCCACAGCGTCCACGGCCATCGGGTCCGAACCGCCCGGCTGATGCGTAGTGGCGTGCGCGGTCGGTGTCCTAGCGTTCGTCGTTGAGACGTGGTTACCTGGAAGTGCCTGCGCCGCCCCGGTGCCAAGTGTCCTGAGCGAACCGGTCGCTGCTACAGCGTCGACTGCCATGGCGTCCGACCCGCCGGGCTCGTGCGTCGTGTGATGCGCTGTTGGGGTTCGGGCGTCGGAGAGCCGGGAGTCGTTCCCTGCCGCCGCCTGAAGAGCACCGGTGCCGATGGTCCTGAGCGAGCCCGTGGCCGCTGCCGCATCCACGGCCATCGCATCGGTACCGCCCGGCTCGTGGGTGGCGTGATGCGCGGTCGGGGTACGGGCGTTCGTGACTGACGGGTCCGTGGAGAGGATGACTCCGACACCGCCGACGGTGAACCCCGACTGGGCCTTGACGACGGTCGGGTTCGGGTAGGTGGATCCAAGGTCCCCGCCCGCGGGCCCGGACGGTGCCCCGCCACCACCGCCGCCCGTGACAACGATCGGGAACTGCTGGGACAACGTCTCGAACGCCCGACGGACCATCGGGTCATGGATGCCGCCGAGCTCGAGCGGGAGCGTCATCTACGCCTGACGGAACTGCAATTCGATTATCAGGTCGGTGATGCTGCTCGCCGCCGGGGCCCCCGACAAGTTCACCTGATAGGCGTAGCGGCCCGCTGCGGGCATAGCGAACGCTGTCTGGTCGGTCTTCGTGCTCGTGTTCGCGCCCGGGCTCGCGAACGCCACGCTGGTGCCTTGTGCCGCGCCGGTGACCACGCTCGCGCCGGCGCCCGCCCCGGAGCCACCGGCCGTGACAGCGATCAGGAAGCATGTGAGCGTCACGCCTGGTGCGGTGCCGCCGACGTTGCAGGTCACGCGCATCCGGCATTGCGTGGTGCGCACGTTCGCGTTGAAGTCCGCCGGGTCGATGTAGAAACAGCAGATGTCTCCGTTGCCGGTGCCCGTGACGATCGGGCTGGCGGGCGGGAACGTCAGCGGGGGCACCAGGCTCGGCGATGGGCTGGCCGGAATGAACTGGGCGGCGCGTTGCGTGTTCCCGAGACTCTTCCAGGTCGTGAACGCCGCCGTGAGGTTCGGGACGTTCGTCTCGTCCATCGACCCGCCGTTGAGGAACGACCGCAGGTCGGTGAACGCCCCGCCGATGTCGGTCATGTTCGCGCCGCCGCCGCCGACCAGGTTCGCCGGGTTGCCGGTCGAGAAGTTGAAGTTCGTCATCTGACCGATGCTCCTCTGGTCTCGCGAAGGTTCCGTACGACACGATGGATGGCCCAGGTCCCGAACGTGGGACTGTTCGAGAACTGGGTGGAGAACGCCGTGCCCCGGACGGCGCGACGGACCATGACGTCCGCGATCTGGCCGCCGCCGGGCCACACACCGCCGTTGGAAGCGATCCAGTCCGCCCACGTCCCACCGGTCGGCCAGGTGGTCGTGACACCGAACAGGGCGTTGCGGCTATCGGTCTGCGCGCCCTGGAAGTCAATGGAGAAACTGACGGTCGCGGCGCCGGCGCCCCACACCTTCATCTCCCGGAAGTCCTTCTGGACGGGCTGGCCGTAGTCCGACCATCCGGACCTCCACCTCGAGGTGATGGCGGTACTCGTGCGGTCCAGTCGGGAGCCGGGGTTGGTGTGCCCGACCCGGTTAGCGCCGGTCGCGAACCCGTGATGGAGCTCGTCGACATCGACGCGGCGGAACGGCGCGAGCGCGGAGGCAGCGATGTCGTAGACGGTCCACCACTGATGCTGCGTGTCGTAGACGAGCAGCCGGTCGTTGAAGGTGCTGGTGCCGGTGGGGACCGCGACGAACAGCTGCTCGTTCAGCCACGCGAGCCGGACCAATCCGATCTGCGCGAAGTTGATTGCGGATCCCTGGTAGTAGACGTCGAGGTCGCCTGTCCAGAGGGGCCGCATCTTGTCGGAGAGGAGTACCGGGTCCCCGCCGTTGGTCTGGTAGACGCCGCGGCGGTTGAAGAAGTACACGCCGTCGCGGCCGACGCACACGGCCTGCTTGGACGCGAGGCCGGTGCTGTTGACGACCTCCCGGAAGTTGAACACCGGGGTGCCGTCCGCGGCGGTGGATTCGCCCCACATGACGAAAAACTTCGTCTCCTTGAAGACGAAGACGAGCTCGCGCCAGGTGACAGCGGCCATGATCTGCTCGCCGTCGCCGGGGGTGAGATCGAGGAAGTTCCGGCCACGCCCGCTGGTGCCGTCGGTCTCCCACACCTCGGGCTGGCCGGCGTTGGAGAAGTACACGCGGCTGGGAGTGGTGGCGGTGCCCCCGGGCCCGGCGGTGGCCTGGGTACCGAACGCAGTCGCGATCAGCCGGTTGGCGGCATTCGTCCCGGACGCGGTGCCGGGCAGCGCGGCGGTGACGGTGACGCTTCCCGCTTTCGGCATCGCGCTGGCAGCGGTGCCGTTGACGGTCGCTGTCGGTGCGGCCCATGCGGAGCCGTCCCAGCGCTGCAGCGTGTCGGCGCCGTTGGCGGCGTAGATGTACTCGTGGCCGGGGTCCGCGAACCGGGCAAACGAGTAAGGACCGCCCGCCAGCCCGGTCTTCGACGCTACGACGGCGCCGGCGGTGCTGAGCGCCTCGAGCCTGGTGCCGCATCCGGCGATGAGATGCCGGGTGCCGCTGGCGGTGTAGAAGGGGCTGAGGCTGTCGACGCGGTTGGTGAGATCAGCGGTAGTGAGATCCGCCCATCCGTCGCGCTGGCGGATGGCGCCACGTTCGGTGAACGTGACGTTCAGCAGGTCGATGGCTTCTTTGTCGGTGACGACGTCGCTCTTGTCGCGGAGGTTCAGGCCGCCGGAGAAGTCGTCGAACGCGAACGGCTGGTAGCCGTTGACGTACGCCTGAGCCACTTCTCAGTCGTCCTCGGACCCGGCGCGGACCATGATCCACTGGGAGTTCATGCGGTTGCGGGTCTCGTAGCGCTCCACCAGCCGTTGCAACGCCGCCTCGGTGTCCTGTCTCAATGCGGACGCTGCCGCGAAATTGTCCGAGTCGAGGTAGGCGCGGATGACCGCCAGGTCCACCCACAGCGGGTGATAGCGAGCGGGCACCAGGGGCGTGTCGGTCGAGGCGCTGAGGAGCGGCGCTTCGGCGATGTACCGGATGCTGAACGTGACGGTCCCGACCGGGTAGGCGACCATGACGGGACTGCCCGACGTGTCGTCGATCCACCAGGAGTCCGGGGTGCCGGTCTGGGTGACGTCCACGTCAGCGAAGTCGCTCATCCCGAACAGTTCGCTGCCGGTCTGGTCGAAGACCTTCAGCACGTACTTCAGGTCAGTGATCGTCAACGGCGCGGTGCCGGAGGCGGTCTTGCGCAGCCACGGCCAGTTGTAGTAGTCGCCGAAGTCGGTGAGCGCCCGGTTGAGCATGATCGTCATCCGGGACGTCGGCAGATAGTCGAAGCCCCTCGCGGCGAGCTCGTTCTGTGCGTCACCCAGGTTGATGTCGGCCACCCCCTCCGCCAGCTCCGCGTCGACCGTCAGATGACTGTGTCCACGGGATCGTGCGGTCCATGCTCACCTGCGCCCGGGTGGCCGAGTTGACGACCTCCCGCGCAATCTCGAGCCGGCGGCGCTTGGAGTCCTCGTTCTCCTTCTCGACGGCCTTCTGCTCCTCCCGGTCACGCTCCACGAGGCGATGCTGAACGCGGCTCTCGCGCATGTTCATGAGCCCGAGCTGCGTGAAGACGCGGCTGTCCGGTTCCGCGTAATCGCCGCCGTCGGTGATCGTGATGACCGACATCGGCGCGTCCTGGTTGCGGACCAGGATGTGGTAGAAGCCGGGTCGCAGGGGCACCGCGTCGAAGATGGTGTTGTGCGCCTTCACCATGAACATGTCCGGCGAGATGCTCTGCAGCTTGTCCGTGAACTCGCGCGCCCGCGGGTCTTCCACGGTGACGTTGCGCAGGATCGCGGCGTGGTACTCCTCACGCTGCTGAGCGATGACGTGCGGCGGTAGGTACATGGTTCTCCGGGTAGCCAGACGGAACGCCCGGCCGGCCTTGCACCGGCCCGGGCGTTCCTTGTCGGGTGAATCGGGTGGATCAGGTCAGCGCGGTAGCAGCCGCCATGGTGTTCCTGCGACGCGCCCCGATATTGATCGGGTACACGCAGGCGTCCACGAACGACGTGAAGCCCTGACGCCACGGCATCCCGGACTTCCCGTCACCGTGACCGGCGATGTCCGACGCCCAGGTGGGCTTGTCGATGTTGCCGACGACCTTCACGAGGTCCGGCTTGTTGATCATGAACCAGTCGGAGTCCAGGATGTCCGGGAACACCCTGAGGCCCATGTTGTTCCACTTCGGCTTGGTGACGTCACCGGCCTGCATGTTCATCTCGCCGGGGAACTGGACCTTCTGCTGCAGCAGAGCGTAGAAGTTCTGCTGCTGGCGGACGCCCGTCCAGATCTCCATGCCGTCCAGCGACCCGCCGTTCTGCAGCACACCGGCCTGCAGGCTGAGCGCCAGGTCGAGACTGAACGTGGTGGTCGTGGTGTCGCGCGTGGCGGCCTGGAAGAACTCGTTGCCGGCCGAGGCGGGGTTGATGCCGCCGAACGTGCCGGTGCCGATGATCTGCCGGAGACCGTTGAGCTCCGGGTTGCTCGCCGTCGTCGAGTTCGGGTTGCGGATGTACACGAAGTGCGTGCCCGACGTGGACGCGCCCGTCGTGGTCGCCGACAGCGTGATCGTTGGCGCGGTCGGGGATGCGTTGTAGCTGACGATCTGCGTCAGGTCCGTCGACAGGGCGTCTGTGTCGGCGGTGGTGCCGATGTCGACGTACTGCCCGCCGCCGGAGAGGCTGCTGCCGGACGGCAGCCACCCGCGCCGCAGGGCGCTGTAGCCGTACAGGGCGCCCTCCGCCGCCTTCGCGACGAGCGGGATCGTGGTGCTCGCCGCCGCGGTGCCGACAGCGGCGACGATGCCGTCGCCGTTCGTCACGATCTGACGGGCGATCTGGTGGCGGGTGTTCTCCACGGCGCCCTGAACCTCGAGCACCTTGGCTGCCACGGTGCTCTGGGCGTTCGAGCCGGTCTGGACGAGCGCGCTCGTCTCCAGCTCGATCTGGAACCAGCTGTACGGCATCGTGTAGATGGCCTGCGCGACCGGCTGGCCGGTCGCCGGGTTCAGCGCGCCGCCCGCGGCGCCGACGCTGGTGTACGAGCCTGCGCGGCCCTGCAGGATCGGCACCTGGGCCTGCGAGCCGATCATGGTCCCGCGGACAGTCTCGAGAGCGGAGAGCGGGCCGTTCTTGTTCTCGAACTCCGCCTGCAGCTCCTCGTCCGTCCACGCCTGCTTGACCGCTCCCGCGATCGAAAGTGCTGACGTACTCATGTCAGGGGGTCTCCTAGTTGATTGTCGGCCCCCACCGGCCTCGGCCTAGTCCTGCATCTCCGACTCCTGGAGATGCCGCAACGCGCGGTTCATCCTGGAGTCGTGGCCGTGTCCGGTGTCGGGTGCCTCGTTGGCGGTGACCCCGCCGGGCATGACGTGCGGCGCACGCTTGGTCTTCGCCCACTGCTTCTGCTGCTCGGTCTGGTAGGCCTGGAAGATCTCGTAGGCCTGCTTGACGTCCGGCAGAACCCTCACCGGGCTGCCCGGGGGCTGCTGAACGGCGGGGAGAGCGTTGATGGCGTACGCCAGGATCATGTTGTGACCCTCCTCGGAGAGGTTGGGGTCCAGGTCCTTGAGGGACTGGCGGCTCATCTGGTCGATGACCTGCCCCTCGTAGGCCTCCTGTGCGGCCTGCTGATCCTGCTCGTACCGCTGACGAAGCTCAGTGACTTCGCTGCGGAGCGAGTCGGTCGGGTCGTCGTACTCGGCGGGCTCGAACCCCTCCTCTTCGGGGAGTTCGTAGCCCAGGACTTCTGCTGCCTGCCGGCGAGTGTCCGGATCGTCAGACGTGACGAGAAGCTCGTACCACTGCGCCTTCTGCTGAAGCTCCGTCACTTGGTCCTTGTAGGGACGAAGCTCCGAAACCTCTTGCGCAACGCGGTCCGTCCACGACCGAAGGTCGCTGTATCGCTTCTCCGCCGGATCGCTCGGGTCGCCATAGGGCGGCTGTTCCTGGGCGGCGCCGGGCGCCTCATTGGGGCCGGCAACCGCAGGCGTGTCCTGCTGAGCAGGGGCCTGCTGCTCGCTCATCGCGAGTCCTTCCTGTTGTGTGTTCCCGGGGCCGCTGGGCGGCGTGTCCGGACTGGATGAATGCCGGGGCCTTTTCAGGCGTGTCCGGCGAGAGAAAGCTGGTTACTGCTGCGGGTCGGGTGACGGCGGGGCGGGCTGGCCGTTGTTCGACCCGGCGCTTGCGTCAGGGTTGTTCGGGTTCTGCACCGAAGGAAGAGCGGGCGGACCCTGGGGAGCGGCGGCGTTCTGCATCCCGAGGCCCTGAGCCATCTGCATCTGCTGCTGAGCGGCCTCTGCGGCCTTCTTCTGCGCGATCCGCTGAAGGCCCTGCCACATCATCTTCGCGACCGCCTGCGCCTCAGCGGGTGAACGCTCGAAGTCATCGGACTTCATCCACAGCGCGAGGTTCTCCTGCCACACCGGGACGTTGTCGTAGTCGTCCGGCATCCACGCCGGAACGTCCTGCGGCATCGTCAACGGCTGCCCCGTGGCCGGGTCCATCGCCGGCCCGCCCGTCATCGGGTCGAGGGCCGGGACTTCCTGGGTCCTTGTGGGCATCTCCATGATGCTCCCGTCGCGGATGCGCTGGATGATCCGGTTGACTCTCGCGACGTCCTCGAGGTAGCCCTCGTTGACCTTGTCGATGTTGCCGCCCTCGATCGCCTGCATCGCCTGCTGCGGCGTCACCCACCCCATCTGGGCGTAGTACTGAACCCGGGCCGTGATCTGCTGGCGGCTGAGGTACTCGAGGCTGCCGGGGAACACCCGGACGTTCGTCTGCCCGAGCAGATGGGAGCCCCGGAAGTCCTTGATGCTCTCCCAGCCCATCCTGCCGCGGATCTCGATCAGCCGCGGCTCCGTGTAGTAGCGGGACACCAGCAGCAGGCAGTGGCGCATCAGCCGGCTGTGCCACTCGGCGAGGTCACCGAGGAAGGACTGCCAGCGAGCCTGGGCGTTCTCGATGGCTGCCGTGACCGTCCTTGCTGCGACGTTCGGGTCCGCCTGGATGTCCTGGTAGGCGGCGACCGACTGCATCTGCTGGATGATCAGGTTGAAGATCTGCAGCAGCCCGTTCAGGATCTGGCCTGAGGGCGCGTCCTCCCACTCCGGCTTCTCGCCGTTCGGGCCCGGCTTGTAGTACCGGATCGCGCCCGGCACATCGTCCGGGCGGTCGATGAGGGCGTTGACGGGGCTCAGCATCTGGAGGTTCAGCCCGCGGTTCTTGTACTCGATCAGCTTGTTGATGCAGTCCTGCGCCGACCGCTGGAAGTCGATCAGCTGCCACGTCAGGCCGAGGTCGTCGTCGTCGTCCGGGTCGTGCGTGTAGACGAGGCGGTGAAGGAGCGGCTCGTCGAGGACGGTGCCGTCCGCGTCCTGCAGCGGGTAGTCCTGCCACGGGTACTCGGCGGTCGGGTCGATGAGTCGGTTGTCGACGATGACGCGACCGTTGGCGATCGTCAGCCACCGTCCGTTCGGCCACTTCGGGCACGGACGCTCGTAGTAGTCGCGGACCATCACGAGCTCCTGGTCCGGCTTGGCGTCGTTCGGGATATCACTCGACGCCGCATCCGGGCTCAGGGCGCCGCCGGCGTACCCGGGGATCTGCATCACCTGAGCGCTCGGCTGCGCCTGCTCCGTCACCCACCAGGGCGACAGTTCAAACTCGGTGCCGGGCTCCCAGTAGTACTCGTTGCCGTTGAAGACCTTGACCCTGATCTCCCCTTGCCCGACCACGGTGCCGTCATGCAGCGTCGTGTACGGGCCCACGTTCGGGTCGAAGTACGGCAACGCCGCTGCGCTCCCGCCGAGGCCGATGGCGCTCTTGACCGTGTCCAGGGTCGCCTTGCGCAAACGCCACTGGTCGTAACCGAAGATCGCGACCTTCTCCGACAGCTTCGCCCCGCCCGCGTCCTCCGGGTCCGTGGTGGAAGGGTCGACCTCGTAGCCGGGGATCCGCTGCGTCGCCGCTGACACCTTGTCCTCGACGATCGGGCGGATGAAGTTGTAGCGATTCCTGCTGCGGTGAGGGGGCTTGCCGCCGCCCCTCGGGTCCGTCGCGAGGGCCTTGTTCTGCAGCAGGCCCTTGATGTCGAGATAGCTGAACGTGTCGCCGCGCTCGAAGCGCTGGCACAGCCGGCGGGCGGCGGCGTTGAGCATCATCTGCCTGCGGCCACGGTCCACGCACTTCTGGATGCCGTCCGGGACTTTGATCGTCACCGCTGCGGGCTTCTCGACGTCCGCGTAGCTGCCCGTCCGCTGATCAGCCATCGCTCAGTTCCTCGTAGGCGGCGGCGTGGGCGAGCTCTTCCTTGCTCATCCGCGCTGACCAGAAGTCCTCGTCGCCCTCGTCGGTGACATCGATCGCGGGCGGACCAGGCTCAGGCTCCTGGTCGTAGTGGTAACGCACCACCTCGGCCGCAGGGGCCTGGATGCGCTGCAGCAGCCCCAGCTCACGGTCATGCGCCATCCGGGTCATGTCAGCGAACACGCGGGCGGTGGCCTCACGCTCCTTGTGGATGAACCACAGGAACGCGAAGGCCACCGCCGCGTTGACGACGAGTGAGACCGTCAGGCTCACTCGTCCTCCGACTGCTTCGGCCGGCCGCCGCGCCTGCGCTTCAGCTCGGCAGCCATCTCCTCCAGCAGCGCGTCACGCTTGGCGTCCCGCGCGTCCCGTTCGGCGATCTGGGCCCGCAGGTTCGCCATCTCCGTGGCCTGCTGAGCCGACGCGAGCTGCATCTCGTGCGTCTGCTTCTGCTGGTTGAGGTTCAGCAGCGCCAGCGGGTCCTGGCCCGACACCTGCGCGTGCTCGGGCCGCTCCTGATCGGACGTGATGGTCGGCTTGCCGCAGTGCTCGCAAACCACGTCGAACTGCACGACGTAGACGGCCTCACGCTCCGTGGCACCGAGAGGAATGCTGCCGTCCCCGCCGTTGTCACCGTAGGAGAACGCGACGTTCTGACGCGTGACCGGCACGGGCTTCTGCTCGTAGCCGGGGCAACGCGGGTCGACGCAGGAGATGAACCCGTCGACCGTGATTTCGGTAACGGTCGGCATCAGGAGTTCGAGTTCAGCTCCAGCGCGCTGCGCAGGTCCGCTGCCACCGCGCCCGTGAGGCTGCCGAAGTTGATCGCTTCGCCGTCCGCGATCACGGTGATCTGGCCGCTGCCGCCCACGACCTGGGCGTCCTTGACCTGCTTGCCGCCGAGCTCGAGCTCTTCGTCCTCGCGGACCTTGCCGGCGTACACGTAGCCCTTCTTCTCCGAACCGTCATCGTCGTCGTTGTCGACCGAGTGGACGGCACCGATGAACACGGACCGGTCGGCCTTCTGCGGCCAGTCCAGCGGACGCGGGTCACGATAGGTGACCTTGTCCAGCGGCTCGTGCTCGGGATACGAGAGCGGCTCGTCGCCGCCGAAGCGCTCGCCGCCCTTGCCCCGCTCGTTCTTGAGCGCGGTGTCGGTCTTCTCCTGCGTGGCGGAGGCGCCCGATCCCGAGCTTCCGCTTGTCCTCTCGGCCATTAGGGCCTCCTGTGGTTGATGGACTGCAAGTTCCAGCCGTTCACGGAGCGTCGATGCTCCGAAAGTCCTTGACGACATCCTCATCGTCGTCGCCCAGCGGGTTCACCGCGACCGTCAGGGCGTCCCGGTAGTACGGCTCCTCGAGTACCCGCTTGACTGCCCGCTCGCCGCTGTAGCCGTCGTTGACCATGCGGTCACGGACCGCGAACGCGGCACGCGCCACCTCGAACCGCCTCGGGTCCCCGGCGAGAAGCCCGCCCGGGTCACGCAGCCACTTGTACTCGAACTCGGTGCTGGTCACGTCAGCCCTCCGTAATTGGTGTCCTCGTTCTTCGCCGTGATGAGATCGCCGCGCTTGCCGAACTTGCCCTGGTTGCGAGCGGTCGTCGCGCTGAATCCCTCATCCACGTACTGCTGGAAGCGATACGCGGCGCCGGCGAGCTGCCCGCGGGTAGCGGCGTCGTTGGGGTACGTCGACTGCAAGTAGGCGTAGTACTGCGCAACAGTCACTTCTGCTCCTGACTCCCTATTCCATGTCGCCGCCGGGCGACCAGCCACCGATGAGGGCGGGCACGTTCGGAGCGAACCCCGACTCATACGGGCGCGGGGGCTCAGGCTCAGGTCGAGGCTGATGCTCATCCAGGCTCACCGCGCCGGACTGCAGCGCGTTGTACCTGGCCTCCCACGACAGGACCGCAGCCATCGCCGCATCGATCTTCCTGGGCGACCGGATGTGGTCCTTCGTCAGCGTGTGCATCTGACGCTGCTGATCGTCCATCACGGTCAGCATCCGCTTCCGGGCCTGCCGCAGATGCGTCATGAACACCGGCTCGCCGCTGAAGCTCACATCACCCGCACCAATGGCTTCCTCGAACCGGCGGACCGCCCAGGCGATCTGCTTCTGCCGGTTCGTGTGCCACGTGTGGAAACGCTTCGCACCGAACCGGTTCTGCCACGACTCGATCAGATGAGCGATGTACTGGTCGTCGCAATACGCGCGCCACACCACGTAGTCGCCCTTCTCCACCAGCTCCGACACCGCACCATCCACCAGTGTCAGATCGTGCTCGTAGTCGTCGCCAGCGTGCTCCGGACGCTCGATGATGATCACCGGCCACTGGAACCCGGACTTGACGTCCGTCGCTACGACAGCCAGCGAGTCGTGGTGGCGGGCACCGTCGACACCGAGGACGATCACCGAGCCCTTCGACGGCAATCGTCGCAGCGACACCCGGTCCTTCAGCTGCTGCGGGTTGAACGCGGCGCCCTCCGCCGCCAGCTTGCGGTTCAGGAAGTAGCGCTCAGCCTGGGCTGGGTCGTGCTCGAGGAGCGCTTCGATCTCCGCGTGGATTCGCTCCCGGTCGACCCAGCCGCCACGATCAAGCAGCGCGTCCCCGTACACAACCGACAGAACCTCATCGCGCTCATCACGGATCCGCACCGACCCGGGCGGTGAGGGAGCGTCATCGATCAGCGTCCCCGGGGCCTTCGCCTCGAACGTGCGCTGAGCGACGCTCTGCTCCACCGGGTCGAAAGCGTTCGTGGTCTCGAGGAACCGGCCGCCCATGCCGGCCAGGTTCCTTCGCTGGTTGTCGGCGAGCGTGAGGCCGCCGTTGCTCTGCAACCACGAATGCGTCTCGTCCTCGACGCAGAACGTCACCCGCTGACCAAGCCTCGACCTCGCACTCGCGGTCACCGGCTCTATCCAGCCCCCGGACGGGAGATTGATCCTGCCGAGCCCCGAGTCCGGGATCTCCCGCGCCAACGGGCCCAACGCGATCATCGGGATCAGGGCGCTGAACACGTTGACCGTCTGATCCTCCGACACCGCGGTCACCTGGATCCACGGCTTCGGCCACGGACGCAACGTCAGCTTCCCGTACTCCATCACCGGCACCACCGGCGCCAACGCCTCAGCACAGATAATCGCCGCACTGAACGGGCCCTTCCCCCACTTCTGCGGCCGGATCAACTGGCCGCCCCGCCGATACACGAACTCCCCGGTCCGCCCCTCCACCGAGTAGAACTCGTCGAGGAACCGGCGCATCTCATCCGTCAGCAGATACGGCTCACCGGCACGCCACGAATCCGGAATGACGCAGTGACGCTCGATCCAGTCGGCCACCATGTGACCGAACGTCCCGACGCTCACCCATCACCCCACGGACCGCAACGGCCGAAGCTCAGCGACCTCCGCCCCCGACTCCTCAACCTCCGGCGCGGTCGTCACACGCCAACGCCGATCCTGCTTGCCCTTCGGGCTCAAGCCCAGCCCGTCCTGACGCTGCCGGATCTCAGCAGCCAACGCAGCCGTCGGATCCCGCACCCATTGCTCATACACGTACGCCAGATCCACAGCCAGCTGCATCTCCGCCGGCCCGTACATCGTCGTCGCCGGATCCCGACGCCAAGCGGCCCACGCCGCCTTCGTCCTGGCGCTCCACACATCACGCGGCAGCGGCGGCAGCACAGCCTTCGCCAACGGATGCAAACTCGTCCACTCACCTCGCAGCGGCTCGTGATGGTTGCGCCGCGACTCGATCGCCTTCGGAGCAGGACCACGACCAGCCATCAGCCCAAACGTCCAGTCTCACCCTCTGCCCGAGACAGTCCTTGCCGGGTTTGGGATCGAGCGCGGTCGCCGCGGCCACTCCCCTCCCCCCGTGGGATGGTGGGGGGGTTGGCTTTGGGGTGTGGGGTGTGGGGATATGGGTTTCGGGTTCGGTGTGTCGTCATGCGCTGCTCTGTCGTGCGTGTGGTGGTGATGGGTGGGTGAGGGGATTGCTCTTGGATTCAGCGTGCTCGAGCGTGCGGATCAACGGCCTGGTGGTGCGTGTTGCAGAGGACGATCGGTTCGCCGTTCGGTCCGTGATGGACGTCGAGCTTCTTCGTCTCGCCGCACACTGAGCAGTAGGGATGAGCCTTCTTGGCTGCTGCGGCCCACTTGTTGTGCTCAGTGATGTTGCGGTCTCGGCTCCAAGAGGCGTTCTTGGGTCTGCCGTGGCCGGCGGCGCACTGGGTCTCGCCGGGTGCGATGAGTTCTGGGCAGTCGATCTTGGGGCAGACGCGGTAGCTGCGGCTCATGCTTTGGGTCTGCTGACGCGCTCGTCGAACGCCCGGTCAAGCATCTGGTGGCGATACTGGGCTACTCGGGACGTGGTTCCGCCTCGGTAGCCGATGCGTCGAGGTCGTTGAGCCATGCTCTTAGGGCTGGTTCGTTGAGGCTGGGTGTGCTGATGCCTAGCCATTGCAGTAGCCGGGTGATGCGTGGCCTGGTCATCCGAGTGGCCCGAACTCTTCGATGCTTGCCAGGTCAGACACGCAAGGCGCTGGGCGTACAAGCTCGAGGCGCTTGAGTGCGTTGGCGAGCAGCATGTCCGTGGTCTTCGGCTGGTCGATGTCGCTGGACACGTCGATCAGCTTCACGGCCCTTTGGGTTAGGGCGCCGTACTGGGTGCCTACCTCGTACAGCTTGCCGTTCGTGGTGTCCTGGACGTACGCCCACGGGGATAGATCGCTGGACCTGCACATTGGGTGGCCTCCCTGCTGGGCCAATGAGGGACTGCTACGAGGAGAGAGGCAGGGCGCGTCGGCAGATCCGGGGTGCCTGAGTGTGCTGGGCCAATACTGCGAGCCCCTCACTCACTGCCCCGGTCGAAGCCACGATTCGCTGGACTAAGGACTCCGAGGCCGACGTCTAAGCGGGAAATGTACCCCACAGCACCGACAACTAGGCAGCGCGATCCATCACTTCCTTCTCACCGGGCAACGCGAACCGCGGATCGTGGGTGTAGTTGCGATACGCCTTGCGGTGAAGAAGCCTAGGCTCATGGCGAGCGATCAGGCCACGGCCGTCATCCGTCGGACGCCACAGTTCTCTGCGCTGCTTCTTGGTCTGCACGAGTCTGACGAGGCCGTGGGTCTTGAGTGCCCTGAGTGTTCCCGGATGGTAGGAGAACCGTTCCGGGTCTTCGGCGTCGTGGCCGATCTTCTCGGGGTCGACACCGCATACCGCTGCGGCGAGGAGGAAGAGGCGCATGTCGTCGCTCATCTCCGCGAGGACTTCCTTGGCCTTCGGCTGCGGCTTGGGCCAGTCCTTCGGCTTGGTGTGCTGGTAGTGGTCGGCTGGCTTCTTGAGGTCGTACTCCATCACGCTGCCTCCTTGCCGAACTTGTTCGTCGCGATGTCGAATGGCAGAAGCTCGGTGATGTAGTGCATGTTCTCGCCGGCCTTGTGCGCCTCGATCTGCGCCTGGCACGTAGCGGCTGCGACGGCCAGGATGGCGTCGAAGTAGCGGTTGCCGTACCACTCGCCCCTGATGCCTGCGCCGAATCCCAGTTCGCCGCCCCAGTGCTGATGGAGCCTGCGTTCTGTGCGTTGGTTGGCGAGAATGACCTGCTCGAGGTGGAGGCCACGAGGGTTGCCGCACGCTAGCTCCCGAACCCTCTGACGAGGATCCAGCGCCTTGCCGATCTTCACTGCACGCAAGGCACCGGTGGGGAAACCGTCGTAGAACTCGTCGCGCTCGTCTTCGCTGTAGATGCCGACGTAATCGAAGTACGTCGGGCTCTCGACGACGAAGTACACGAACAACGGGCGGACCTCGACGCTACGCCAGTACTCGATCGCCTTGTCGGCAACTGTGCTCTCACGCTCAGCCTTGGCCGCTGCGTCCGCCTCACGGACCTCGGCGAGAACCTCGGCGCCGTTGACGCCTCTGGAGTACCGCGTCTGGGGGTGTGATCCCTTGCGCCGGCGAGCGCTTCTTCTGTCGTTCATCAGCAGCGGATTTTCGCAGTTGAAGCGGTCGTCCTCACGGCTGCTCCTTCGTGGTGGAGGAGAACTCGGCCAGGGCATCGTGGGCGGTCTTGACCATGTACTGCACGAGATCCTGCCCCGCCGCCGTTGCGTGTTCGTAGCGAGCGATCTCGCGCAGCGCCTCCACCAGCTTCTCTGTGTTGCGCTCCGGGGACGGGTTCACGGCCAACTCGGGGCGACACACGCCACAGCGGTCATCGACCTCGCGGCCCTCGGCCTGGTGCTCGTCGTGGTACTCGTCCTCAAGGTTGCGCTCCGGGGACGGGCAGCGGGAGAGGATCGTCCGTAGTTGCGGGCACGGCTCGATCTGACAGACAGCGAAGTCGCAGTTGTGCTTGCCGCGCATCCCGCCCTGCCAGTGGACAAATGGGATCAGCGCCTTGATGCCCGCCTCGTGGTCCTCGCCCTGCGGGGAACGCGGCATCAGCCACGGCCGCAGCACCTGAATCGGCGTTATCGGGCATCGGCGAGAACCTTTCGCGCGGCCTGTACCGCGTCGTAGGACTCGCGTATGGCGTCCATGAAATCGTCGGTATCGGGATCGTTGCGGGCTGCGTCCTCCCGGTCGTAGCCGTCCACGATGCGGCGCAACGCCTCGCGCAGTCGCTGGTTCTCGGCGATGATCTGCCACGGGCGCTTGCGTCCCTCGGCCACACACGGGCCGCACATCCCGCCGTTGAGCGGGTACGGGTCGGCGTCGATGGGGAACGCCTGGCCGCAGCCGAGGCAGTAGACGGATTCAGGCATTGCGTTCGGCTCGGATGACGATCGCGGCGAGAACATCCGACGTTGCCTCACCCTCTCTGCGACCGACGATCCCGTCGCCGCCCAGGCTGTCCTCGTAGCCGGCAATGAACATCGCGGCGAAGCGCAGCGCGCTCAGATCGCGGTCGCTCAGTACCACGGTCCGGGCCTCCCCACCCTCAGACATCAGACCTCCTTCCAGATCCTTCGCAGTCGGGGCAGGGATCCACGATCACCCGCGGCCCGTTACAGGCGCAGTCCGATCCGAACGTCGTGCAGGGAGCAAGCTCCGCGAGGCGTCGGGCCTCGGCAGCTTCCTCGATGGTGGCGAACCGGCCCAGCTCCACCATGCGTCCGTCAACACCGATCTTGGCCGTCCACCGCTCCGCCTTGGTCCGCGCCCGGAAGACGCCGCGCACGCCGCTCGTGTTGCGCGAGTCGACGCGCTTGCGGTTGACCTGGTTGATCTGCTGCGTGGTCACCCGCAGGTTCCCGCGCCGGTTGTCGAGCGGGTCGCCGTTGCGGTGGTCCACGAGCAGCCCCTTCGGCGCGCCCGTCAGGTGGCGGTGAAGCAGGAGCATCTTCCGCTTGCCGCCCTCCGTCACCATCGCGGCGACGTAGCCCTTCGACTGCCGGTGCCAGCCGTAGCCCGCGAGTTTCGGCAGGTCCTCGTCGTCGACGAGCACCACGTGCCCGCCGCTCAGCGTGATCTCAGCCACCGGAGCGCACGATGTGGTCGAAGTCCAGGCCCAGCTTCGAGCAGGCCTTGAGCAGGCCCGCCACGGTCTCGCCGTCCATCGGCAGGTGGATGACCACGCTGCCCTCGCCGTCCTTCGGCACCAGCCTCAGCGTCCTGCCGACGCCGAGGTACGACTGTTTGGCCTCCTCGTAGACGCCGGCGGCCTTCAGGCGCTCACGGACGATCTCCGGGTGCATGGTCTCCATGTGGGCGATCTCGGCGTCGGTGTCGTGCGCGTCGATGCCGCAGTACGGGCAGCTAGGCACGGGGCATCACCTTCAGGCTCTTGAGCTCCAGCGTGTCGCCCTCGCCGCGGATGTGCTCGGGCACGAACTCGCGGCGGCAGCCGTCCGGGCAGGTCAGCTGCCCGGTGGTCTCGTCGCGGCGCGTGCACGGCTTGACCTTCTCGGGGTCAAGGCCCGAGCCGCGGCAGCGCTTGCAGCGCAGCGTGACGAACTCGAGCTTGGAGCGCCCGATGCCCTCGCAGGCGTCGCAGCGCACGTGCGGGTGCGTCGGGGCGGTCATGTGGCGGTAGAAGCTGCGGACCTGGTGCAGTTTCTTCGGCGTCCCGGTCCCGGTGGGCTCGTGGCCGTTGCGCTGCCGGCGGGCAGGCAGGCGGATGCGGACGGCGTCCGCCCGGGGCCACGAGCGCTTGAGCGCGCGCTTGGCGTCGCGGCGCTCCATCGCCGCGCCGCCGGTGACGTACTCGACGTTCGCGGACTCCACGAGGTACAGCACGGCCAGCGCCTTCGCGGCAGCGCGCTCGACCATGTGCGCCCACGACTTCATCTTGCTGAGGTCCTGGCGCGCGTACGCGCCGGACTGGGCGGCGAGCTGCACGAGGCTCAGCGCCCCGGGCGGGATGGATCCGCCCGCCAGCAGTGGCAGCGGCACCGTCACCGTCTCGAAGCGGCCCTCGACGCCGTTCTCCTCGGCGGCGGCGCGGTGCGTGGTGACGTCGATGAGCGGCCTTGTCTTCCCGGTGTGGTCGGTGAACTCGACCGCCCCGGAGGAGATCAGGCCGTCCATGTCCGGGTGCCCCGTCGGGACGTTCTGGCCGGTGAGGTCGTACTGGATCGCGCCGAGCGGTTCGGCGTCGTTGGTGAGGTCCGCGTCCTCGCCGGGGCTGACCATGAACGTGGTGTGCGTCTCGGGGTCCACGCCGCGGTACACGTGCAGGTTCCCGATCTCGGCGTCGGGGTCCGCGCCCGGGGCCAACGCGTACTTCAGGGTGCGCCCGAACGGCACGATCTTCAGCGTGTGCGCCTCGCCGCCGCGGCTGGCGTTCCACCGCCGGTCGGTGTAGACCAGCGCCCCGACGATCCCGATCTGGGCCTTGTCGTTGACGCGGATCAGCGGCGCGGCGTAGGGCAGGTCCCGCTTGCGCGACGGGCCGGTCATGTCGATGAACACCGGGTCGTGCGGCAGCCCGACCTGGCTGGCGTAGGCGTAGGCCTCGGCCAGCGTGAAGTCCGGCAGCGCCATGGTCTGGTCGGGGCCGATGACCAGCGGCCGGGCGACGCACATGACCTCCGCGGTCTGCCCGCTCATCGCCTGCCTGGGCCCCAGCGTCCCGCCCGCTTGCAGCACGGTGCCGATGTCGTTGGCCAGCGGCGCGATGGACCGCCACGCGTGCTCGTGTGACCAGGACCCCGCCCACCGGGGCGGCGCGAGCCGGCGGCCGGACGGCGTGAGCACCGGCGGCGTGATCTTCGGCAGCTTACGCATCTGCTCCTGCAGGCGGTCCCAGTAGTCCGCCTGCTGGCGCTCGCCGTCGGTGTGCTGGCGCCCCCCGCGCGCCTTCTGCGCCTGCGCCCAGCGCGCCGCGTCGGCGTAGAAGCGCGCCGCGTCCTCGGGGTGCACCGTATCCGGATGGCCGGTCGCTATCTGGCGCTGAAGCGCCTGATAGCGACCGTCGCGCAGGTGCTCGGGGATGCCCTCGTAGCGGGCCATCTCGGTCTCCAGGTAGGAGGCGAGCTGCTCGATGGGCAGGGTGCGCCCCGCGGCCGCGACGGTCCCCTCGATCTCCTGGGCCAGCGCCGCGGCCGCCGTCCGGCGCGCGGGTCCGATTACGGCCTCGGTGCGCAGGTGCATCTTGCGCTCCCCGTAGGCGAGCGGGGCACCACCCTTGAGGTCGACGATGACCTCCTCGTGCTCGTCGGCCAGCGCGGCTGCGACCTGCCGGCCGCCGAGGACGCTCGCGCGCTGCTCGCTCGCCGCTACGGTCAGCTTCTCGATCTGGATCGCCGCGGCCTGCTTGGCGACGTCGATGATGTCCCTGGCGTCCGACAGTCTCGGCGGCTGGGTCTCGAACTCGGTCACTGGTTCCCCTTTCGGTGGATGTCTTGAGGTGGTTGCGGCCACGGCTGGAACGGCCGGTATCCGGCGGCCAGCTCGGCGGCCAACGACTGCGCGCCCTCGTCGCGTTCGCGTAGCTGCTTCTCGCTCAAAGGGGCGTTCTCAGCGATCGCCATATCGCCTGAGCCAATCGGCCTTGATCTCGCTCTCGCGGCCGTCGAAGTCCGCCATCGCCTGCTTGAGATATGCGATGAACTCGTCGAGGTCGCCTGTGTCGTACGCCACGCCGTACTCGACGAACTTCTGCTCTGCGTCGGCCTTCAATTCCTCGGCCTTCGCAAGCTGGGCACGCATCCTGGCGATGGCCGGGTGCTGGCCGGGCGGGTGGAACCGCTTGCTGCCGTCGATGTTGCGCGCGTCGTCGATCCCCATGGTCACGATGTTCGCCCTTTCGGAACGGGGTCGGTGGCCTGCGCGTCGCTCATAGCGAGCCTGTCGCGGAAGAACGCGAGCACTCTGGGCAAGGACCGTCGCAGTAGCACCCCGGCGTCGAGCCAGCGTCCTTGCCATCAGCGAACACGGTCATACGGAACGCCCCTTCTGGGCCATAGCGTCGTCGAGCTCGTCCAGGTCGGAGCGCGGGCAGCGCGGGACGTCGTGGTCCGGGGCGTTCACCGCCGCTCCCCCGGCGTGGTCGCGCGCAGGTCACGCCGCGGGATCCGGGCGGCCTCACCCTGCGGTGGGCCGAGAGCGTCGATGCGCGCCTGCAGGTCCGCGATCCGGGTCGCGAGACGCGCCTGCACGTCCTCGATGAGCAGGCGCGTCGCTTCGAGCTCGTCCTGCAGAGCGGTCACTGGAGGTCAGCGCGGCGGGCTTCGGCGATGGCGTCGGCCTCGCGCCGCAGAACAGATCGAGCAGCCGGGGCTTCATGGCCGCACCACGATCCCGTCCACCTCGACCACGTCATCAGGCTTCTGGCCGTGGAGCTCGTCCAGCAGGGCACGGGTCCATGCCTCATGCACCTCACCCGACGTCCGGTACGCCCGGAGCTTCGCCTCCAGAGAAGCGTTCCGGGCCCGCCTTGCCATCGCCCGGCACCGCTCGATCCTCGCCTCGTCACCGAGGGCGTACTCGACGCCGTTGCGAAGCGTCCGGTTCGGGCCGTCCGTGGCGTACCAGCGGTCGTACTCCTGGTAGGGGGCGAGATGCAGGCCGTCGATCGCTTCGCAGCACGCGCTCACAGGACCTGCGTCGTCGTCCTCCATGAGGACCAGGGCGCTCTTGATGATCCCGTACGCCTTGGAGGTCGGCTTCTCGAACGCCCTAGTCGTCTTCGGGCGATGGGTGCGCCAGTGAGCGATGACCTGCTCGATCTTCTCCGCCAGCACCGACTCGTTGTGCTGCTTGGTCAGCTTGGCCCTCAATGCCTCGTTCGCCTTGCCTGTCGCCCTCGCGGCCTCGGTCTGGCCGGCCAGGTCGCTCATGAGCCGGTTGAGTTCCAGCTGGAGCGTCCTGACGATGTCGCCCTTGGCTTCGAGCTCTTGGGCGAGCTCCTGGCACTTGGGGCAGGTGAGGTCCGGGACTGTGAGGTGCCGCTGGCGATGGAATCGGGCTTCTTGCATCCAAGTCCTCCGTGAAAGCCGTGAAAGTCCGTTCTCGCGCTCGCGACCACAGCGCTTGTTCTCCACTGCTGCAGTAAGGAAGGGGTTGACCACCGGGGTCTGAGCCCTAGAAGGCTTTGCTGTTCTTTCAGTGTCAGAACACTGAAAAGAGGACCGAGAACCACGAGAAGAACCACGAGTTCGCGAGTCCTGGAAATTTCGGCGCAACTCGCAGATTCCGCGGCGGACGTTCGGGCCCCAGTCGCGGACGAAGTAGACGTTGTGCGACCACTTGCAGCCGGGGCGCCGGCGCTTCTCGATCCGCATCAGGCCCTTGCGCTCGAGGCTCTTGACGCAGGCGTTCACGTACGGGCGCTTGTAGCCGGACATGAACGCGAGCTCGTCCTGGGTGGGGTAGCAACCCTGGCCGGTGAAGTCGCAGCGCTTGATCAGCTCGAGGACGCGCTGTTCGCCCTTCGTGACGTGGGCGTCAACTTCGCCCGCAAACCCGCAGCCGGACTGCTTATCCGCACTCCGTGCGTTATCGAGCGCAGCAGCAGTCATCGGGCATCCGGGGTGGACGCTTCGCTAGGTAGACCCATAACCGGGCGGCGATACCGGAAGCCGCGGACCTGCGCGGCCAACTCGTCCAAGCTCACCCGGTCCACATAGGTGTGCGCGGTCGTGTCGACGCGCTCGTGGCCCATCAGCGCCTGAGCGACCCGGAGCCCGGCGTACCTGGCGATGTGGTCGCCGTACGCGTGGCGCATGACGTGCGGAGTCACGCGGCCGATCACGCCGGCGCGCTCACCGATGGCTATGACCTGCTTGTAGACCGCGGAAGCGCTCACGGGCTTGCCGACGTCGCGCATGATGTGCGGGGTCGGATGCCCGGCGGAGCGCTGCCCGGGGATCACGTAATCGTCGTCGCCGACCAAGCTCAGGATCTCAGCGACGACCGGCTCGAGCTCCGGGAGCACCGGCACCCAGCGTTCCTTGTCGCCCTTCGCGATGTCGCGGCTGACCCACACCCAGCCATCGCGGGCGAGGTGGCGACCCTGCAGCCCCCGAATCTCCTGGGAGCGCAGCCCTGCCAGGCATCCGAGATGAGCGACCCAGCGGTCACGCCTGCGGGTGTTGCTGGCGTCGAGGAACCGGACGACCTCGTCGCGGCTCATGCGGTACACCTGAGGCCTGGTGCCGCGGGCGCGCTGGATGGTGCGGGCCGGGTTGCGCTTGACGATCATCTCCCGCTCGGAGCGATCCCTGGGTTCCGTCATGCACCAGTCGAAGAACGCGGCGAAGATGGCGTGCGCCTGTCGCTGGCTGTTCGGGTTCGGCCACAACGCGAGAGCGGCCCGGACGTCGGTGCGTCCCACGGTCCTCGGGTCGCGGTTGTGGACCTGCTCCCCCAGCCGCTCGAGCTTGGTGCGGTACGCGAGCTCGGTGTGCGGGCTGCGGAACCTGCCGGCGCGGTTCATGTCGGCGATGTAGCTGTCGACGACGGCGCCGAACTTCATGCGGCCACCTTCGACCAGCGATCCCACGCCATCTGCGCCATGCACAGCGCGTCAGCCACATCCTGGTCGCTGCCGTCGTAGCCCAGCCCGGCGGCGTGGTCGCCGACCTCGAGCTTCGTCGCGTTGCCGTGCCCCACCGTCTCCGACTTCCACGACGGCGTCGGCACATCGAGGATCACCGCTTGAGGGAGAGCGGCCTGGGCGGCCTCCATCACCACGCCGGCGATAGCCAGCAGCGCGAAGTTGCTCTTGTTCGCCGCCCACGGGATCTCCACCACGACACAGCACACGTCCTGCAGCCGGTAGCCGTCCAGGACGGCCCAGGCGGTCGTGCGGGCTTCCCTGAGCCTGCGGGCGCCCCTGCGGTCGGGGTCGAGGGAGAGGGCGTGATGCGTGATCGTCCCGTCCTCCCTGAGCCCGGCGATCGCGAGCTTCCTGGTGGAGACGTCGATGCCCAAGGCGATCATGCGGCGTGCCTGTCGTTCGTGATGCGCCTGAGAGCACCCATCAGCCCGTGGAGCTCGACGGCCTTCGCCTGCTCCCGACGCGTGAGTACCGGCAGGATGTCCAGACGGCCCGTGTCGTAGGAGCGATGGCAGTCGCGGCAGAGCGGGACGATGTTGTCCTCATGCTCACCGTGCGGTGGGGCAACCTGGCTTCGAGGGATGATGTGCGCGGCCTCGGGGTTGTCGTCGCCGCAGATGCGGCAGTGGCCTTCGGTGTCGCACTTGGCGCGGCCGGCGGTGTAGTCCCTGCGGATCACGCGCCACGCCCCTGGGCTCGCAGAAGGCTCTGACCGATCGTCGCCCTGGTCTCCAGCGTCCGCATCACGACCCTCAAAGCCTCGAACCGGCCCTCAGCGTCCGTCAGCCGCTCGTACAAATCGTCTTGGTCGATCGCCGCACCGAGGGCAGCTGCCTTTCGGCTCTCCGAGTTCGGGCCCTTCGCCGTGCGCATATGGATCGCCAGCCGGCGGTCCCAGTCACGGACAAGACGGGCACGATCATCGGCTGCCTGCTCGTACTCGGACTGGCGTGTCGCGAGGTCAGCCTCGATCTCGGCGAGCCGTTCCATCACGGCGCCCGGGCGGCTACTGGCGGGAGCGGTGGCGCTCACGGCTTGTTCTCCATCCCGAGCTCAGCCCAGATGCAGGCGGCGTTCCTGCGGGCGTCCTCACGGACAGGCCACGGGAGAGTCGGGTTGTCGCAGATGCGGCCCCAGTCCTCGGCGCAGTCGATGAGATGCGTCGTGGCGAGCATCTCGTTCATGAGGCTGTCGTCGCTCACGACGCCTCGAATCCCAGATGAGCCAGATCACCAGCAGCCGGTGTGATGTGCCACTCGAACACCGTCCGCCTCGACTGCCACGACTTGAACGCTGCCTCCAGACGAGCCTTGTCCTCGTCCTCGAGGGTGGCTGTAGGCTTGGGGTGCCAGCCGGGCTGGAAGCGTGAACGGACACGCCAACCTGCGTCGGGGACGTAGACGGCATTGAGGAGAACGGTGGTCATCAGCCGGCGTCTTTCATGGCCCGCTGGATCTGCTCGTAGAGCTCCTGGGCCACCTCGGCGGTCTCCTTCGTGAACGCCTTCACCGGTTCCCCGCTCGTGTACGCGAGTTTCACCAGCTCCACAGCGGCCTTCTGAGACGCCTCCATCGCGATAGCGGCCTGCTTGACCGGATCTGCCTTGAAGTCCTTGGACGCCCCGGAGGAGCCGTTGTAGGCACCCTTGCGGGGACGTTTGAGCTCAGGCAACTGACCCGGCCGGTACGGCGGGCCGATCTCAGCCTCGATCGTTGACCCCTCCTGCGGCACCGGCGCCCACTTGTTGCAGAACAGCAGAACGTCCTTGACGCCGTCCGGGGTCTCGATGCGGACCTTCTGACGGGTCCACGCCTTCTCGCCCTCGCCACCGGACTCGATCTGCTTGATCTTCTTCACGGTGTACACAGGCATTAGGTCGCGTGCTCCCTCATCCGTGCCAGCCAACCGCGAACCTGGTCGCAGTCCCAGCAGCCGAGACCGTGCTCCTCAACCAGCTCGTCCCATTGCCTCATCTCTTCATCCAGAGACGCGGTGGAACGCTGACCGCGGTCTCGGCCGCATGGGTCGTCCTCGACGCTGGGCTTCCAGTCGTCACGCATCACGCCTGACTCTCCACGCGTATCGGACGAACTGAAAGGATCGTCACCGGAGATCGGCCGGGTCGAAGCCCTCGCAGGCGATCTCCATCGCCGCCTCATGATTCGCGATCCGATGAAGCAACCGGGTGAGTTCCGTGATCCGCTCAGGCTTCGGCATGCTGTCGTCACCGAGAACGAGAGCCGCCATCTCCAGGTTCTCCACCGCCCGGTCGCGGTGGTACTCGAACGTGAAGCGATCGAGAGAAGTCATCGCGTCGCCTTCGCGATCAGGCGCTTCTGCCGGTCGGTGAGGTCCCGCACATGGCGGCCCGGATAGATCTCCATCGTTCGCATCAGCCGGTGCGCCCTGACCTTGCCCCAGCGGGGGCGTGCCTCGAGCAGCCGGCCAATCGGGATCGACTGGGCGCGGTCGTCGAACAAGGCGTCCGCGAGGGTGGTGCGACCCGCGGCTATCTCCTGCCGGACCTGGCATCCCGCGATACGGACGCTGTTGGCGTGCCTCAGCGCTTCCGAACGCTGCACGTCTACTGTGACTGTCGGGCTCATGGAGCTCTGTCCTCCTTGGGTCTAGGCAGCGTCGGGCGTGTCGTCGCCGGGCGCTGCCGCTAAATCTGCGAAAACGTCAAGGCTGCGAGTGACCTCGCTGGTGGAACCATCCGGAAACGTCACGGGGGGCCGCTGGGGGGCGGCCTGAACCCTCGTAGAAGGGCCGTAGAGCGCCGTAGCGGCGCGTTGTTCGTCGATCAGGGCCAGGAGAGGCCGGTGACTCTCCGGGGACCTGAGAAGCGACAAGGAGCGCCGGGACGTGTCCTCACTCTGCTGGCGTCCCGGCGCCCGCTTGTCTGCGTTCCCCAACGCTGAGGCGACAGCCGGCGTAGCTGGGGGCCTGCCAGCCGCCGCCTCACCCTCCTGCTCGGTGTCAGAGCCGAGCAAGTCGAAGTGCTTGCCGATGAGGGAACCGGCGGCGAGCGCGAACAAGAACCAGAACACCGCGACGAGAAGAAGCGTCATGTCGCCACGGTCCCTGTGCCGCCGCAGTAGTAGCAGCGGTGATAGGAGCCGTTGCTGTCCGGCCCGGTGGTGCCGTTCTTGCAGTGCGGGCACGGCTTCATGTCGCCTGGGTCGCCTCGACGATCTGGAGGTCGCCGGCGAGCGTCATCGGCGCGTACTCGGCGCGCAGTCCAGCGAGCGATCGGTCGAGCTGCGCCTTCTGCTGTTCGAGCAGCGCCATGCGCCGCACCATCGTCTCGGGCGTGTGCTCGACGACGTGCTCGGCGTCGCGGCCGCCGTTGATGGCCGGCCCGTACTCCCGCAGGACGTAATCGACGGCCCGGACCCGCAGCGCCGTCATCCCCTGCTCGACGTCGAACGCACGGACCTGCGCGTGGACGAACGCGACGTCGGCCTCCATGACCTCGTGCATCGATCGCGGCGTCACGGGGGCGTCGGTGTCGAGCTCGACGATGGACAGCGCCTCGCGTAGTGCGTGTACATACGCGAGCTTCTTCTCGATCTCGGTCATTCGTCGTCGAGGTCGAGCACGATGCGCCATGGGTTGTGCTCGGCGGTGACGAACCCCGCCGGACGGCCCAGGTGGTGGTAGACGCGGATCGGCTCGATGCCGGCCGTCGCCGCAATGTCCGGGATCTCCATCCCGGACATCAGCTTCTCGGTGAGCGTGTGACGCTCAAGCGCGCCGTCGTTGACGCGCGCGTTGCACCATGCGACCTGCGCGGCATGGTCGCCGAACGGGAACCCGAGACTCGCGAGCCGGCCGCGTACGTCCTGCAGGTCGTCGGCCGTCGGCGGTCTCACCGCGACCACTCCTCCACGGGCGGCCCCGCGGCGACCTTGGCCTCGTACTCGGAGAGTACGCGGCGCAGGATCGGGGCCATCTCGCTCGGCGCTTCGACGAGCGCTGCCTGGATGTCCTGCTCGATCTTGCGGACCTTCGCTCGCCACCCCTTCGGGCGCGGCGCGGCGGCCCCGCTCTCCGGCTTGGACTCGTTGACCTTCTTCCACTCGGAGAGGGCCTTGCGAACGTCGACCTGGGACGGCTCGTCCTGGCCGCGGTTCTTCGCGATCTTGACGGCGGCATCCCAGACCTTCGGGACATCGGTCGCCTTGTCTTCGCGAAGCAGGTAGTTCAACGGACGAACGACGAACTCGGTCCGGGGCAAAATTGAATTACCGCCGCGCGCGGCGGTAATTGGGGCGGCGATCATGTGTGCTCGCCGCAGCTGACCCAGGGCAGTTCGCTTGAGTCCGATCTTCGCTTCGCCCCACTTGTAGAACCGCTCGAACGAGTCGGGGTCCATGGGCCGGCCACGCTTGTGCGTCGGCGCATCGAGCTCGTCCTGCCAGCGCTTGTCGAGCGGGTTGCCGTCGAGGTCGCGGTTCTCGTACAGGGCGACAACTTCGGCCGCGACATCGAGCGTGTCGACGTTGACCCGCGCCGCCTCAGCGCTCTCGCGGGCGTCGCGGTAGGCGCGGAGGTCCTGGATGTACTGCTCGCGCGCGGTCATCAGTCGATGTCCGGCATGTCGAGCCCGAGCGGCGGGATGCTGTCGCTCTCGTCGAGCGCGGACTGAAGCCGCTCGCAGTGGCGCTTCAGCCACGCCGACGTGATCTGCCGCTTGTACGGCGTCAGCCCCCGAGCGTTCACGCGTAGGGTCTTCACGAACTGGTCGCAGCGCTCGGCGAACTTCTCCGACTTGTCGTCGATGATCCGCGCGGCTCTCTCCTCCTTTGTCTCTTCGGGGTCGTGCTGCTTCGCGTTACTCACGCGGCTACTCCGTTCGGTTCGTCGATGGGTTCCGGGGCGTCCGAGCCGTAGAAGTAGGCGACGGACTGACCCAGCTCGGCGGCGAGTGCACCGAGTGCATCGATGCGTGGTGTGCGCTCGTTGCGCTCCCACGCCTGCACCGTGCGCTCGCCGCAGCGAAGGCGGATCGCGAGCTCGACCTGGCTGATGCCGGCCGCGTCGCGGGCCTTGCGGATCTGGCCTCCAACATCCGGCCGTTCTGCGGACTCTTGCCTTGACACGCAAGAAACGTACCACGCACGATTCTCGCATGCAACTTGCGAGCACGAATCGTACGAAGACAAGAGAACGCGACGCACGTAACGTGCGTGCCGCGCTCATGGCCCAGCTCCAGGAACTCGAAATCGTCAAGCGGATCGAGCAGGCCCGCATCGAATCCGGCCTCAGCCAGGACGAGATGGCCGACCTGCTCGAGGTCGCGAGCCGGACCTACTGGAACTACGAGAACAACCGGGTGCCCTACAAACTCATGGGCCGCATCTCCGAGATCACAGGACGCAGCCTGCGGTGGCTACTCCACGGCGAGGACGACGCCGAACCATCCGCCCAGGTGATGCGCCAACTGACGGCGATGGAACAGAAGCTCGACCGCCTCCTCACGTCACAAGGCGAGGACCCCCCGACCGAGCCGCTGAAGTTCCCGCCGGGACTTCCTGAGCCTCTGCCAGGAGAAGACGACTCTCCCGGTCAAGGCGAGCCCGGAGCGGGCACGGGATAAGCAACGCGGCCGTCACCCTCATGCAGACGGCGACGGTTATCAGGGCTTCGCGTTCGGTGAGCATGCGTGAAGCGTTGCGTCGAACTCACCGAACGTCACGCGATTAACATTCGACAACGACGAAGGCCCGCTTGCGCGGGCCTTCGTGCTGCGACGGGCGAGAGAGCGGATATGAGCCCGCCGGAGATGGGTCAGCTCGGCAAAGCCCCGAAGGCGATCAGGGCGACGAGGATCAGGATCACGAGGACCATGAAGAACATCGCGAATCCGTAGGGCTCGCTCATCGCAGCACCCGTTCCGGTTGCGGGTCGGCGTACTCCCCGGGACGGGGCTTGCGGGACGCGAGACGCCACGCGATGGCGTGAAGGAACTTCCTCATGCTGGACCTTTCCGGTCGGGGGGTTAGCATCGAGGGATGAGCGAATGCCGGGACTGCGGAGCGCCGTTCACACCACAGAGCGGAAACCACGTCGTTTGCGCCGCGTGCGTGGCACGCAAGTCGAAGGAGATGTCGGCACGGCTCAGCGAGCACTCGCCGCTGAACGCCCTGCTCTTCCAGGTCGTCGCGGATCGCGCCGAGGCGAAGGCACGTAACGACCCGCTGAACGGGCCGTCCTAGCCCGTCTTGTAGTACCCGGCAGCGAACGCGGCACCCGACGCCAGCAGGGTCGTGAACGCAGACGCCACCTCAGCCGGGATGTCTAGGCCAGCAGTGGACGCGCCCCAGACGATGATCACCGACAGGGCGCCGGCGGCACCACCGCCCTGAGCGGCAGCCTTCACCTTCGGGCTTGCGGGAGCAGCCATCAGGTGATCCTCCGATGCCAGGCTTCCTGCTTCTTCACGAAGTCCTTGCCGTACGCGTCCGCCGCTGGTCCAGTTCCGTTGTACGCCGCGGCCCCGTGTTCCTTGCCATGAGCGTTGACCAGGGTCTTCAGGTGCCGGAACCCGACGACCATGTTCGGGTACGGCTTCCACGCCCCGCCCAGCCGGTCCGCCTGGTCCTGGAACTCGTACCACGTCAGCTGGGTGTGCCCGACGCCTTGCATGCCCATCCCGGCCTTCCGGGCCCGCTTGTACGCCGCGTAGTTCTTGGCCGTGACCCTGCCGCCCTTCTGCGCCGGGTTCCTCACCGGGTCGTGGCCAAAAATATTCCTCCCGCCTGATTCCTTCTCGACGAGAGCCAGCGCGTACGACAGCGGGATCTTCGTCGTCGCGACGGCTTCGAGGATGTGGGTGGCGGTGCCGTCATCCCAGGAGGACGGCAGCAGCTTCTTCAGGTCGGTGGCGTTCACTTCGTCAGTCCCCTCTGTCGCAGCCGCCTGTACGGCGACCGGGTGAAGTTCAAGTGGTGCTCTTCGGACCCGGACGGGTACGGGCGCCGGACGTGGTAACCGAGGCCGCGAAGGACCCGGATGAGCTGCTCCGAGTTGGTGACGTCGAGCCCGAGCTGCCACCACGAGAGCGGCCGGCCGACCGGTCCGCGGTACGCCACGCCATCGGAATGCAGCTCATGGCTCGAGCGGCCCGGAGGGTTCGCCGGGTTGAAGCCCACCCGGTGGGAGATCCATCCGGCATACAGAGCCGCCTGGCTGAGCTTTCCGTAGCGTTCCGCGACGCCTTTGCGACGGTCGGCACTGACGAGTTCGCCTCGCCAGCCGTGCTGCCGTGCGTCGCTGAGTGCCCGCGCGAGACCCCTGAAGACGGGGGTGCCGTCGTAGCTGATCGTCGCGGTCATCCGCGGCGGTCGTTTCATGTGGCCCCCTGCGGGCGAGTGGTGGTTACTTCGGGTCAGCCGCCGGGCCTGGGACCAGTGCCGTCCCAGTACTGCGCATAGCCCTTGCTGACGAGCATGTCGCTCAAGTTCTCACCGGACGGCAGCGTGATCTCAGCCATCCACTCCGGGATGTCACCGGAGCCGTACTTGTAGCCCTTGAACGTCTCGATCAGCACGGGCACCGACGTCGAGATCAGAAGGTCCGTGACGTACAGCGCAGCAGCGTGACCTTCAGCCGTCTTGGCCGGCGGCGTGTTGATCCTGTTCAGCCTGAGCCGAACGGGGAACGAGGTCACGTCGGTGATGTAGAACCCGAGGTCCGTGTGCTTCGTCAGCGTCGCTGTCAGCGAGTCGCCATCTATCACGCGAGTGACGCGGCTGTCAGGCCACGACCAGGGGACGCTGCTCATCTCGCCTGCCCGTACGCGATGGCCGGGTGACGCCAGATCACACGGGTCGACAGTGGCCCCGGTGAGTTGTGCGAGTTCCCCCAGCGCCACGGCCGATCAGCCCAGAGGCCGAAGCCTCGCCACTCGATGTCGTCGAGGACGCGGCCCTTGCCGTCAGCGGTGTCCTCGAGGTTGTCGACCGGGCCGAGGTAGTTCGCGTGGGATCCCTCGGCGACGTAGATCACCGGCCGGCCGTCCCTTGCCTTCGGGCGGCGCTCGCACTTCCACGCGACCCGGCTGGCGCCGTTCTGGTGCTGGGAGCCGTAGACGCAGAACGGATGGTTTCCGGCCTTGTCGTTGCAGCCGAGGATCACCCATTCCCAGTCGCCCTCGTGACGACCGACGCCCGGGCCGTACGTCTTCGGGTTGTACAGGTACCAGAACCCGAAGAGGTGCCACCAGACGTTCTCCTCAGCGACGACACGGTGATAGCCGACGGGAGGCAGCTTGGGTTGGCGCATCGTGGACGGGAAGTTCAAGGGCTCATCCTCGAACTCGACCCCGACGGCCTCGAGCGACTCTTCTACGCCTACCGGGAACCACTTCTCGTTGCTGTCGAAGATGAGAATCGGAGTGATCATCACGCTGCCGTGCAAGCCTGCGTCACGCCGGCGCCCACGGTCGGGTCGATCGTGCATGTCACCGTCACGTTGTTGCCCGCCCCGTCAACGAACTGGAAGACAAACGTGAACGGCTGAGCGTTCGCCCCGGCGGGCCCTTGCGCTCCCGTGGCTCCTGGGGCGCCGTCAGCGCCGGGTGGGCCCTGGGGTCCGGGAACCGTTGAATCCGCGCCAGGAGGGCCTGTAGGCCCCTGAGCGCCCGTGTCACCGGTCGCGCCGGTGCTGCCCGTGTCGCCCTTCGCCCCGGTCGCGCCGTCCTTGCCCGCCGCGCCGGTCTCGCCGGTAGGGCCAGGAGGCCCGACGCACGCGGAGGAGATACTCGCCAGACACGAAGTACCCGACGCGCCCTGCTCACCCTGCGGGCCAGGAGGTCCGGGCGGCCCACGCCGGCCGTTCAAACCGGGCAAACCGGGGCCGCCCTGACTGCCCGGGGTCCCGGCCTGACCGGGGGCACCGGACTGGCCCGGGGCGCCGGGCTGCGCCTTGACGCAAGCGTTGAAAGCGGCGCGCGTCCGCTTCGTCAGGCACTTCACGAGGTTCGCGTTGAGGCGCTGCGCCTTGACCGCCGACTTCTTCGCCGAGTTCGCCTGATTCTTTGTCTGCAGCGCCGTGATCTTCGCCGCGTTCGCCGCGATCTTGTTCGCGTTCGCCCTGTCCGCCGCGCTGTTCGCCGCCGCCTTCGCGTTATGCGCCGCGCCCAAAGCCAGGAACGTCGCAATACCCGCGAGCACAAGGGCAGCGCCGCCGATCATCCACATCAGGACGACCTGCTTGCGCAACGCCTCATGCTGCCGCGCCGACTCGTGCGCCGCGTCCTCCGCCGCGTCAAAGACCTCGTCCACGTGATGCCCGCGGCTCATTCGCGGATCGTCCCCGGCCACGCGACCTCAGCCAGCGAGTCCTGCAATGCCTTCACCTGACCACGCAAACCGGCGATCTCCTCACGGCACTTCCGTACCTCGTCGCGGAGCTCGTCGCGCTCGGTCCTCGTGCGGCTCAACGCCTCCTGCAGTTCGTCGTTCAGTCCACGCATGTCGTTCAGAACGGACGTCTGCTGCCCGACGATTTTGCCTGCCTCGTCGCGGTTGTATCTGAGGGCACCGAAGACGACGCCGCCGGAGCCCGCGATGGTGACGATCGCGGCGAGGATGATCGGCAGGGTGCTGCCGATGTCCGCGCCGATGAACACGCCCTCACTTCCCCGAGGGGCAGCGGTCGTGAGGAAGCTGGCCGGCGAGACACTCGATCCTCTGAAGGTTCCGCCGGCTGCGGGTCGTGTTCCGCGACACCTGGATCGCGAGCAGCAGCGTGAACGACATAGCGGCGAGAGACACGGCGGCGCCGATCAGCGCAATCGTGAGTGCCCTGCGGGCCCGCTGGCGGGCGAGTAGCGCGACCTCTAGGGCACGCTCTGCGGCTACGTCCTCGACGTGGCGGGCACGCTCTATACGGACGTCTTCGAGGTCGGACGCGCGGCCGAGGCGCTGCTCCTCGCTCTCGGGCACCGAGGGTTCACCTGTCGACGACGATGGTCGCTTCGCCGTCCTCGTCGAGGAGACGCTGCAGCGTCTCGAACGGCAACCACACTCGGTGCGGGTAGCCGGAGCCCCACGAGTTCAGGATCCTCACGGCACCCATGTGTTCGCTCGCCGGGGACTTCAGCGCCTCGAGCACCTGATCCACCGACGTCGCCCACCGGTTCGCGCTGATGCCCTCAGCGGGCTTGATCTGGCCGGTGCCGCCCCACGGCTTGTGACCCTCCGAGCGCAGGACATCCATCGCTGCCCGGACGCTGGTGCCGTTGTCGTCACCCGGGTTCGTGTCCGGCCATTCGTCGACTTCCTTGGCGCGGTTCCACAGCCAGCGGGCGTCGTACTTCTTGCGGTTGAGGAGGCTCATCATGCGGCTTGAGCCGAACCCGACGCAGGCGCCCTCGCTGCCCTGGTCGTAGAAGGAGAACCAGGAGTTGATGTCCTGCTCCGACCCGCCCGGCGTTGACGGGTCCCCGGGCTCAACACAGACGCAGTGGCCGCCCCTGACGCTGCCGAGGTTCTGGTCTCTGCCGATCCACCAGCGGCCCCGGCTGTCCTTTACCGGGTCATCGAAGTTGGTGTACCACGCGATGCCTAGCGTCACGGGCACCGGCTTGACCGGGGTGGTCGCGGCGGTGAGCGGATAGCGCTCCACATGCTGGAAGTCGGTTGGTACTCGCCGGCCGAGTTCTCCGGGCATAGTCACTTGATCCCGTAGACGGCTTCAACCCGGCGGGCGTACTCATTCATCTTCTGCGGGTCGCCGCTGACGTCGATGGCTTCTCCGCGGTAATGGTACGAGCCGGGAACGTGCACGGGGCTGACGCCCCCGAAGTGCGGGTTCTCCCCGACGCGTAGCCCCATCTTCTTGGCGAGCTTGCCGAGCGCCACGATCGTCTTAGGCCCGGCGGCGACGTGGACGTGGTTGGCGTGGCCGGCCCACACCCCGGAGTAGAACTGCGGTCCGTTGACCTTCCGGCCGTCCTTGACCGCGTACCCGGGCCCCGAGCCGGTGTTGTGGATGAGCTCGAGCAGCGGCGAGTGGTCCTTGCCGAAGCTGCCACCGACCGTCCCGGACGTCGCGCCTCCGGAGGGGGTCGCGGCGGCGCCGGGGATCCTGACGGTCTTGGTCGTGGCGGTCGGGGCGATGTCCTTCAGGGCGTTGGCCTGCGCGGCGAACTCGACGGGGTCAGAGCTCTTGTCCTCGAGGAAGGATTGGATGAGCGCCGCCCGGGCGATGCGCTTGTCCACGCCCGGGGTCTTCGTGACGGTGGTGCGGGTGGAGGGCGCGGACGCGGCGGTGGCGGTCGCCCCGCCGGGGGTGCGGACGCTGCTCGTACCCGGGTCGCGGCCACCGAGGATCGTCTTGATGTAGTTCTGGGTCTCCGCCGGCAGGCTCTGCCCGACCCGTCCGGGCCCGGCGTTGTAGGCGACGAGCGCGTCCCGGTAGGACCCGTACTGCTTGACGTACCGGGCCATGTGCTTCGCTGCCGCGTTGAGGGCGGCGACCGGGTCGTTCGGGTTGACGCCCCAGCCCTTCGCGGTGGCGGGCATGATCTGCGCGATCCCCTGGGCACCGGCGGGGGACCGGGCGTTGGGGTTGAACCCGGACTCCTGGCGGATCTGACGCACGAAGACGCCCGGGTTCAGGCCGTAGCGCTGGGCGGCTTTGCGGGCTTCTGCCTGGTAGTCGGCCATGAGGTTTCAGGATCCTGTGGTTTCTGCCGATACGCTCAACAAGATGAGCGACGAGGAATACGACACCCGCCCCTACGAATCGAGCGGGGATCGCGTCAACACCGTGATCGGCAAGACGGTGCTCGCCGCCGTGCTGCTCGTGGTGTTCGTCACGCCCTCGATCATGGCTCACCAGAGCGCTGTCGGCGCTGTTGCCGATGTCGCGTGGGCGCTGCTGCTGTTCGCGATGTACCGGGTCGTCTTCCCGCGCAACGACCGGGCTACTTGACCTGGACGGTCGGCACGTCGATCTGCGGAACGTCCACCGACGGGACGCTCGTACCGCCGGCGTCGCCCTGGCGATGCGTCGGGATCGTTCCGAGCGGCTGGAGCTGATGCAGGATGTTCTTCTTCTTGTCCTTGGCCTTGACGAGCTGGGTGCCCTGCCCGTAGAGCGGCAGCATCGCCTCCATCATCTGCTGGCCGGCGTACAGGATCCGCTCCCCGGGGTTGTAGTCGCTGCCGTCCGGGTGCTTGAGCGGCTGGCCTTTCCAGTCGACGCCGTCCTTGAGCGCGCTGTAGGCCCCGGAGAACTGGGGCAGCACCTGCTGGGAGAGGTCCTGGGCGGGATCTGATCCGGGCGCGGGGACGTAGTGGCCGATCCGTAGGAGGTTCTTGCCGCCCTGGATGGGATACCCGCCGAGCATCCACACGGGGAGGCTGTTGTCGTTGCGGTAGCGCAGCGACAGGCCCTGCTCCTTGCGCCAGTCCTCGGTGGCGGCGGACGAGTCGGCGATCAGCGCGGACACCATCGGATGGTCCTTGGGCAGGGTCTGCAGCAGGAACCGCGCCATGTTCAGGTACCACGGGATGAACGGCGTCCAGTGGATGATGAGGCTGCGCATACGGGGACTGAACGCCGAGTACTTGCCGTAGCCGCGCGTCACCTCGCGGGAGAGGGAGTTGATGACGGCCGGGTCGTCGACTCCCTTGGCGATGTTGTCGATCGCTTTGCGTGACAGCCCGAGGACGGACTGTTCCATGAGCGGCGACGTCTTGAGCGCCCGGCCGAGCATCGCCTTCTGCGGGATGCCTTCCAGGACCTTGCCGTTCATCACGTCGAAGACGAAGTGGGTGTACGCGTTGTACAAACCGCGGACCTGCTTGAGGCCGGGGGCGGCCGCGAACTCGGTGGCGCGCCGCGCCAGGTTGCTCTCCCCGTGGAACTCCTGGTCGAGGGTGCGCTTGGTCTCGTCGAGCGCGAGGGTACGGCCGCCGAGCCCGCCGGGAACAGATCGCTCGGCGAGCCGGTCGTAGATCTGCGGGTGGCGCTTCTGCAGCAGGTGCGCCCGCATGTAGCTGGTGGGGCCGGCCTGCTGGACGGCGGAGCGGGCGCCGCCTTCGATCGCCTGCCCGGACAGCCACGACGGGCGGGTGGGCAGCACCGACCGGGACAGGGCGCGGCGGGTCTGCCTGAGGAGGATGGCGGGGACGGCCTTCTCCTTGCCGATCCTGCTGTGAAGGTGGAGGCGGTCGGCGACCTGCTTGGGCACGACCGCGAACTTCCCGAGCCCGGCGTCGATGACCTGGTACTGCACGGGGACGGGTTCGTTGCGGTACTTGCGGCCGGCGGGGTCCTCGAGCAGTCCGCCGTGGCCGCGCGGGATCGTCTGCCCCTTCGCGTTGAGGTGCTCGGCGACGACGCGCGCTTCCTCCTGGGTGTCGAAGCGGGTGGCCTTGGCGCCGCCTTCGACGATCTTGCCGCCCTGGACGCGGGCGGTCGCCCCGAACTCCTTCGCGATCTCGACGGCGCGTTGCGCCTCGGCGGAGGATGCGGCCTTGTCCTCCATCTCGGCGAGGAACGCCTTGCGGTCCTGTTTCGGGCGGTTCTTGGCTTCCTTGTCGGCGGCGCGCATGACCGCGTTGTGGACGCGGTCGGCGTGCTTCTGGCCGCCGGCGAACGCCTCGTCCACGCGGGTGTTGATCTGCCGGGCGGTGACCGTCGGCTTGCTCGATGGGGTGACTGGCGGTGTCTCGTCGTGACGGGGGCGGCGCTTGAGCTTCTGATCGGTGATCAGCTTGCGCTGCAACGCGTGGTTGCGGTCGAGGGCGTCCCACAGGTGCGCCGGGACGTTCGCGAGGTCCTTGTGCTCGTTGAACCGGGCGGTCAGTCGGTTGCCCTCATGGATCGCGCCCTGCAGCTCGGTGTCGGCGCCGGGCGGCACATGGATGGGGGTCGGCCGCTTCGCGCGCCCCGGCGTCACGGCCTGGGCGGCCGTCTTGCGGTCCGCTCGGGTCTGCAGCAGGTTGCGTCCAGCGGACCGGCTCTTGAGCCTGGGTTCGCTCAGGGCGGTCCCCTCGAGCACGGCGGCGTCACGTCGCAGTGTCTGCTTCCCCGCGAGCCGGGCGACCCGGCCGGCGGCGAGCCCGGGGGCCCGGGCGACGGGGGAGAACATGAGCGCCGTCGTGACGGGGTGTTCCTGGACGAAGTCGAACTTGCCGTGACCGGCCTGACTGATGACGGTGCCGTACGGCTTGGCGAGCTCCTCGGCCGCCTTGCGGGGGTGCTTGGCCGTGTCGACCGCGATCTTGGCGAGCGCCGAGGGTGAGGTGACGGCGAGCTCGGCGGCGTCCTTGGGAATGTTCTTGATGACCTTCGGCAGCGCGGTCTTGTCGAGACCCTTGGTGGCGAGCGGCCCCGCGACCTTGATGACGGCGCCGACGCTCGGCATGTTCGCGATGGAGCCCTGCTTGCGGACCATCTCGGCGGTGACGGCCGGG